GTGTTTGTCTTGGTTCTGATTATAGGAGGTGATCAAGCGTCTGAAACTTGTGATCAGGCGATGTGCTTTTACGACTTAAATCGCTGTAATTATTTTGCAAACAGACTGCAAAGACGTACAACACCTAGCACATCTAGCCCGATCTCAGCTTACTGCAAGCCGCTTTTAGTAGACCCAACTCAAGACGGTATAAGGATTTACTGATGGCAGCAGAGATTATAGCGGCAGTACAGATGTGCTCTTCGGCCTACCGTTTTATGAAGACGGCGGTAAACGAGGGCAAAGAATTGGGTGACATGACCAGAGCTTTGAGTAAGTTCTGGGATGCGCGTGAGACCGTTAGTGTGCTTGAGCAAAAAGCTACCAATCCTAGCAAGATAGAAAGATTGTTCGGCGGCAAGTCAGTTGAAAGTCAGGCTCTTGAGATAACGCTCCAGAAGAAAAAGGCTCAACAACTCGAAAAAGAATTAAAGGATTTGTTCTACTGGACGGGCAACGCAAATCTCTGGCACGACATGCTCAAAGAAAGAACTAAAATACGAAATATGCGGATTGCAGACGCTAAAGCTAAAGCAGAAACTAGAGCCGCAATGATTGATGTGGCGGCAATAATAGGCACTGTTGCAACAGTTTTTGTTGTAGCTATGGCGATCACAAGCGTGGCGGTAGAATGATTGAATTTCAAACAGGCTTTAACATTTTTCTTGGCATAATAAGCTTCGGCGGTGGGTGGCTAGTCAACCGCGTTTTTGTTCTTCTTGACCGCATCGATGCCGACATGAAGCAGATACCTGAGAAATATGTTGCCAAGGATGATTACCGTGAGGACATCCGCGAGATTAAAGAGATGCTTGGCGCGATATTCAAGCGCCTAGAGGGTAAGGCTGACAAATGAAACTCGACCCCGTTTTGTTAAATATGGCTGTAAGTTGGGCAATGAATGCCTACAAAGAAAAGAATAAAGACGCCATCAAAATTGAAAGTAAATGGACATCGACTACTGTATATGTAGCAAAACGAAAGTCCATAGACATCATAGCTTTCAGAGGCACACAGCAGGGGCGGGATTGGCTAACCGATGCTTTGGTTGTGCCTGTGCCTTATGCCGGTAGACTGTGCCACGGCGGGTTTGTTGCGGCTCACGCTTCTGTTTGGAAAGAAGTTGAAAAACACATAGACCCCAAAAAACGCACCCTAATCTGCGGGCATAGTTTAGGTGGGGCCTTGGCAGAACTGTCGGCAGCTAAGTTAAACGGTAAGCACGACAACATAAATTTAGTTACCTTTGGAAAGCCTAATACCTTCTTTAAGGGCTTCAAAAAGCCAATGACTCTTGATACTCAAATTTCTTGTGTTAACGGCAGCGATGCTGTGGCTAGAATTCCCCGTCTCTGTTACGGCCCTAGCAAGTCCCAAGATATGCTGTACTTCTCAAATGGCGGCGTGGACTATATCAACCCCTCTTCATACCTTCGCAAGAAGGATCGGGGTATAAAAGACCGCATCTCAGACCACTTTATGGACGGGTATAAAGCCCGCTTAGTTAAGTTTTTGGAGGACCAGAAAAATGGCAAAACTGGCGTTGATATTTAGTGTAGCCCTGCTCATGGCTTCTTGTACTACGGTAGAGCAAGTCAAAGCAAACAAAGAAGTTTATTGCTCTCAATTCTACAAAGGCATGAGAGCCGTAGGACGAGGCGCACTGTCTGCCACTACGGGCGTAGTCGTACCGGATGTTTGTGACACGATTGACGCTATTGTCGAAGAAGAAAACTCTGACGCATGATTAAAATCGGCAAGTTACTTAAGTCCCTAGCACCCACTGTTGCTGAAGCTGCGGGCGGCCCCCTCGCCGGAATGGCGGTCAAAATGGTGGCGTCCAAGATGGGTGTGCCGGAAGCAAGTGCCGAGAAAATAGAAGAAATTTTAGAGACGCAGCCTGAAAAAGCTGTATTGGTAAGAGAAGCTGATCAAGACTTCAAGACCAAAATTAGAGAGATGGAAATCGACTTAGAGTCTTTTAAGACAGAAGTTGACGACAGGAAGGATGCACGAAAGACCTTTGGCGATGATCCAACCCCTAAAGTCTTTGCTATGCTCGCTCTGATCGGGTTTCTTGGATACGTCTTTATGGTCACTATTCAGCCTCCTGACGCTAACGATGACGGAGTAGTTAACCTAATCCTAGGTTATTTAGGTGGACTTGTTTCAGGCATATCTGCTTATTTCTTCGGCGGCAGCAATGGAAAAAAATAAAATGAAAAAGCTTCTTGAGATGCTAAAGCGCCACGAGGGTGAAGTAGTCACCAACGGCAGGCACGTAGCTTACAAATGCCCTAGCGGTTACTGGACGGTGGGTGTTGGCCGGAATGTGGACCCCAATGGCGGAATAGGCTTGTCTGACGAAGAAGTTGACATGCTACTTGAAAACGACATTGCCAGAGTAATCAAAGAGTTGGCCTCAGAATATACGTGGTTCAACGATCTTGATGATGTCAGAAAAGATGCTATGATTGACATCAGTTTTAACCTCGGAGCTACGCGTTTGCGTGGTTTTCGACGCGCATTGGCTGCGATGGAAGCAGCTAAATACAAAGAAGCCAGCACCGAATTCTTAGACAGTAAATGGGCCAAGCAAGTGGGTGGCCGTGCTTTGGAGCTAGCAGATATGATCGCCAGTGGCGAATATGCGCTATGAGGTTAGAAAATGCCGTTACAGAAACTACAATTCAAACCCGGAGTTGACCGCGAGAATACTCGCTACGCTGCCGAAGGTGGTTGGTACGAAACCGATAAAGTGCGTTTCAGACGGGGTATGCCTCAGAAGATTGGCGGGTGGGTTCGCTTATCTGCTACAACCTTCCTTGGTATTTGCCGGTCCATGCTTAATTGGACCACTTTACAGCAACAAAATCTTGTATCTGTAGGTACTAACCTCAAGTACTACATCGAGCGTGGTGGTGAGTACTTTGACGTTACCCCCATCCGTGCCACGGCTACTCTGACTAACCCGTTTACCACTACTTCAGGCTCTGCAACGGTTCTTGTTGCTGATGTTGCCCACGGTGCGCTTCAAGGTGATTTCGTTACGTTTAGCGGGGCGACTGCTGTTGGTGGGCTTACTCTAAATGGTGAGTTTCAGATAAGCCGGATTGACGCAGACTCCTACAACATAACTGCTGCTACTAACGCATCGTCTAGCGCCACCGGTGGCGGTACTGTTACTGCGACTTACCAGATAAACACAGGCAACGAGATTGCAGTGCCTTTTACTGGGTGGAGTGCGGGTACTTGGGGGGCGAATACATGGGGTAACAGCGGTTCTACACTTGCTCCTATGCGGCTTTGGAGTCAGGCTAACTTCGGTGAGGACCTGTTCTTTACCTATCGTGGCGGTGAGCTTTTCTACTGGGATGCAAGCAACGGGGTAACTACTCGCGCAGTGTACGTATCTTCACTTGCCGGTGCGTCAGACGTTCCTGTCATAGTTAACAAGGCATTTGTGTCTGACATCTTTCGGTTTGCATTTTGCTTTGGTGCAAACGATTTGGGTACTAGCACGCTGGACCCCATGCTTATCCGTTGGTCTGACCAAGAAGACGTAGCTAACTGGACCCCTGCGGCTACTAACCAAGCCGGTAGCCTACGCCTGTCACGTGGTAGTGAGATCGTAACTGCTATACAAGCGCGTCAGGAAGTACTGATTTGGACCGATACGGCTCTCTACGGCTTGCAGTATCTAGGTGCTCCAGAGGTGTGGGGTGCGCAATTACTAGGCGACAACATTACTATAGCCAGTACTAACGCAGCGGTTTACTCAGGCAACATTGCCTATTGGATGGGCACAGATAAGTTCTACAGCTACGACGGTACGGTTAAGACGCTACCTTGTTCAGTTAGAAGCTTTGTATTTAACGACTTTAACTTCTCTCAGTACGACCAAGTTGTTGCAGGTACTAACGAGCGGTTCGATGAAATTTGGTGGTTCTATTGTTCTGCGGGGGTAACGCAGAATGACCGTTACGTGGTGTACAACTACCTGCAAGACGTTTGGTACTACGGTACGCTTGCACGCAGTGCTTGGATCGATGCTGACCTACGGGAAAACCCTATGGCTGCTACGTATAGCAACAACTTGGTTAACCACGAAATCGGTTACGACAATCAAGAAAACGTTATACCCAGTGCCATTACAGCTACACTAATATCCTCTGAGTTCGACTTGGATGACGGCGATAAGTTTATGTTTGTTAAACGAATGTTACCTGACGTAACGTTTGAGGGTTCTACGGCTGATAGCCCTGCGGCTACTATGACTCTATCTCCAATGGAGAACTCTGGTTCTGGGTATAACAACCCGCTATCAGAAGGGGGCAACAGCAGTGCTACGGTAACTCGTTCAGCCACAGTGCCTATTGAGCAGTTTACAGGGCAGGTCTTTGTGCGAGTACGTGGTAGGCAGATGGCGTTTAAGCTTGAGTCTACTGAAATAGGTGTGGCTTGGAAGCTAGGTATACCACGACTGGATATGCGCCCTGATGGTAGGAGGGGCTAGTGGCACAAGAAAGGCTCGTACAGAAGGTTCAAGCACCTGCACTGCCTATACCCAAGGCCGGACCGCTTAAGCAGTATCTGGACGACCTGAACAACATCCTGCGCCTGTTCTTTAACCTGCTAGCTAACGCGGTTAACAACGTATTTGGGGAGCAGGGTGGACGATTTGTAGAGTCTCCGAACGCTAAGTTCTTCTCTACTACAGACCAGAATGCCGCTCTTGTAGATACAGCGTACGCTTTGCAGTTCGAGAACACGTATTTAGGCGAGGCCATAAGCGTAACAGGAACACCGAAGACGAGAATAACCCCCCTTTATTCAGGGGTTTACAACTTTGAACTTTCGGTAGAGTTGACCAGTACTAATGCTAACTCTAAAGAGTTGTCCTTCTGGGTACGCAGAAGCGGTGTAGACATAGCAAATACTGCTAGAATGCACGTCGTAGCCGGGTCTGGTGGGGTAGATGACTTTGAATACAGCTTCACCATGGACTTAACAGCGGGGCAGTATATAGAACTTATGTGGGCAACAGACGATACAGGCATAACAATTGATTATCAGGCGGCTGCAAGTCCCCGCCCTGCCGTGCCGTCCACCTTATTAACCGTAGTTTTTGTTTCAGCACTGCCTGAAACGCTACCGACACCGTAGGTTTAGTATGCCAACTGAATTTGCTACATCTTCCGTAACAGGTCAACCTGCTTTTAATGAGTTTGGTCTAACTTCTTTGCAAAATATGGCTAAGGATAAAGTTGTAGAAGAAACAGCTAAATTTGGGTTAGGGACTTTACTGCAAGGTCTTGGTCCAGCTTATGGTTTTTACTCTGTTTTAGACTCTCTAGGCTTCTTCGATAATAGTATGGAAGCCACCCCAATGACGCCCGAAGAGCGCGAGCTATCCAACGCTGCTCAAAAAGTAGATATGGCTGTAGACTTAGCTCAAAGAGCTTTCACCGGTGACGGCGATACAGAAGGCTTCGCGCCAGAAGCCTATCTTTATGATGCTTATGAGGCTGTTAGCGCCCTTCCAGATTCCGACTTAGAGTTTTTTGGTAATACCAAAAACCAGCTTTTAGATGATTTGGAAACCCAGACGGCTCAAAATATGCTACTTGGGCTTACCCCCGGACAGGCTGCGGGTTCAGTTTTAAACACACGCATACCCGGCGTAACAGATATTCCCGGAATGGGACCGTTGTTTGAAGGGGCTATGGACAAAGTTGCTGAGACGATTGACGGCGTACTTGGGTACATAGGAATGGGGGACATAAGAGGCGACGCTGTTTTTGGCCCCGGTGGTGCAAGTATTAAGTTTGAACCAAAAACTACGAAACGCACCCCAACACAAGGAGGGGTTTCTCCCCAAGGCACCTCTGGTAGCCCCAATGGGAGCACAGCAACAGCTACAACAGGCAGTAGACGAGGGGACACAATACTCAATGGTGGTACTGTGGGCGATGTTATCGATACAGAAATGGGTGGTGAAGGCGGGTACGGTGCGGTTGAGATTCTACACGACGCGATTGCCCTGACTTGTAAGAGCAACGAAACTTATGACCGCACTACCTTTAGCTGCATACCCCAATCTGGCCCCACACAACCTGCAAAAATAATATGCCCGACAGGGTATGAAAACGCTGGGGACGAAGTAGACAGTCTTACGGAATGTGGGGAGGAAACAAGCACAGTTACTACAACTCCCAAGAAGACTAAAACATGTTGGGACGGATCAGAAATAGCAGCAGATGCCGACTGTCCGGCCTCTAAAACATGTTGGGACGGATCAGAAATAGCCAAAAATGGTGTCTGTCCGGCCTCTAAAACATGTTGGGACGG